GTCCGGAAAGCTAAAAGATTAATAAACGAAAATAGAAAAAAAGAAGCATCTGAATTGTTGGAATATTGTGATAAAATGTTTAAATTAGAGGAGCAAATTAAAGAAATTAACCTATTAAAATTAAAGCTATGAAAATAAAAAAACTATATACATTAAGCCAATTTATTGATTATCTTGAAAGTTTTACTGAAAAAGAAATAATTAAAATTTTAGGATTAGATCAACGTTGTATGAGCTATGAGATAGAATCTCAATTATACAATTTTGTTTTATCTTATAACAATTTTTTAAAGCAACCTCTTCGAAAAGAAATGTTTATTAACGAGATTGAAAAGCCTAAAATATCAGCATATCAAAACTTAGACGGTACAAATGATATTAGTCAGTTTGATAATGATTTTGAAGAGTGGCAAAAAGTTGAAAAGAAAGTAATATCGGATGAAGTTAAATTAATCAACAAGGTTTTGATATGGGAATCATTTGAATATAAGGTATTGGGTGGCCATTTTAAAAGCTGGGATGAAATTGAGCAACATATGACATTAGAAGATTTAGCCGAAAAAACAAACGGCCAGTTAAAATTAAAAAACGTAGAACTATGAAACGATTACTATTAAAATTAGCTGTATTAGCTTTTGTAATAATAGCTATATTCATTATCCTTTGGATATTTGGAACGATATGTTATTTTTTGGGAATTTGACTTTGTAATTAAATTAACTTATATTTGCAGTATGGGAGCACCAAAAAACAATGAATTCTGGAAACTACGTTCAAAGCATGGGCGGGATAAAATATTTAAAACACCTCAGTTAATGTGGGAGGCTGCATGTGAATATTTTACCTGGTGTGAAAACAATCCTTTAATTGAAATAGATTATAAGACTTCTATGAAGACTATCCGTAAGATAAAAATACCCAAAATGAGACCTTTTACATTACAGGGTTTGTGTTTATATTTACATGTTAATACGGTTTATTTTAATCAATTTGAATCAAGTTTGAAAGGGAAAAAGGACGATCTATCAAAAGATTTTTCTAAAATCCTTACGCGCATTAGGGAAATAATTTACGATCAGAAGTTTACAGGAGCCGCTTCTGGATTTTTCAATCCAAGTATAATATCACGTGATTTAGGATTAAAAGACGCAAAAGATTACGACCATAAAAGCTCTGACGGGTCAATGAGCCCGAAATTTAATATAGTTGTACGTGATGAAAATCAAAGAAAAAAACTAAATAATTTTTTAAATGAAGATAATAACAAAGAGTGAAGTTTGTCAAGTAATGGGCAAAACACACAATCAAATTACTCAATTAATAAATAAAAAAGAAATACCCTTTCATAAAGTAGGGTGGAATAAATATTTATTTTTTGAAGAAGATATTAAGTATTATTTAAAAACCGGATTAATAAGAAATAGCGGTTTGAAACATAGTTCAAACGATGAAATATTAATTCAAATAGCTGATTCAATAAGGAGAAGTGCTTATTTATATTATATAAATCAAATCAGTAATAAAAAAACATTTATGATAATGGTTGGCGAAATAGCACTTACTTTTTTATTAAGAAAAAATCTTAAATTAGTTAAAAAAAACAGAAAGTATATTTTAAGTGGTAATTTATCTAATGGTGAAATATTAACACCAGAAAATATTAAAATGTTTTTATTTCGAATAATTAAAAATCTAAATCTTTATAACGAAAACAGAAAAACATATTACGCAACTGTTAATGAAGTTTATAGGCAATTTGTATGTATGATACCATCAGCTTAACAAATGTTTTTTTCAAAAATTTCGATGCTTACTTTGATAAACACAGTTTAATTATAAATCAGGGGGGTACATCAAGCTCAAAAACATTCTCAATTTTACAATTGTTGTTTTTAATAGCTGCAAAATCTAAGGAGCAGCTTGTAATATCTGTTGTAAGCTATGCTTTACCTCATTTGAAATTAGGTGCTGTACGTGATTTTGACAAAATTCTGCTATCTGCTGGATATAATGTTGATAAGATAAAAAACAAAACCGATTTATATTATAGGATAGGGAATAGTATCATTGAATTTTTTAGTGCCGACAACCTGGCAAAGGTTCATGGACCAAGGCGTGATATACTTTATTTAAACGAGTGCAATCATTTAAAGTATGATGTTTATACTCAGCTACGTATAAGAACAAGAATATGTACTTTTTTAGATTATAATCCGACTAACGAATTTTGGGTACATGAAAAGGTAATTCCAAATGAGGAACATGATTTTATTAAATCAACATATAAGGACAATGATTATCTTGATGCCGGAATAATTGAACAGATTGAAAGCAGAAAGAATAATGAGAATTGGTGGCGTGTATATGGTTTGGGTGAAGTAGGTCGCTTAGAAGGTGCAATATTAACTAATTGGACTTTTGGTGAGTTTGATTATACACTACCTTATGGTTTTGGTTTGGATTTTGGAGTTAAAGACCCGGATGCACTTGTTCGGGTTGCTATTGACCGAAAAAATAAACGGATGTACTGGAAAGAGGAAATATATCAATCTGGCAATAGTACAGGAGAACTCGCCAATTTAATCAAATCAAAGACAGAAGCTAATAAATTAATTATTGCAGAAAGTGCATCTCCAAGAACAATTATAGATTTGCGATCGCAGGGTTTAAACATTAAACCAGTAGAAAAAGGCAAAATAATTGATGATATTAAGATGCTTCAGGACTGGATGATAATAATAGACCCTGAGAGTTATAACTTACAAAAAGAGTTAAATAATTGGACGTGGTTAGATAAAAAAGGAGAAGTACCATTGGATGATTTTAACCACTTATTAGATGCAGCAAGATATTATACACGAATGAATATTAAACCAATGACTACAAAAGGGCACCGGATATTATGATAGAACTTGAAGATATAACGCTAAAGGAATACTTTGAGCTTGAAGAAAAAGAAAACTACGACTTTGCTATAAAGTATAGCAAAAGTATTTTCAATAAACCTTTAGATTTGTTCAAAATTGGGGATATGACAGAGCTTAATTTCGGAATAATTAAAGATTTGCAATATGATATTGAAAATGGGTTAACCTGGATAAAATTTTTAGAATACCTTGAACAAATAACAGGTATCGATATAAAGAAAATTGTAAATTATAAATTAACAGCAATTTGCAGGGTGAAAAGTTACATTTTTAAAGAAATGGAGCGAATAAACGAAATAGAGAATGAGCTATTGTCTTATATGCCGGATAGCGATGAGCAAAACGCAGGGATTAATGAATTTAATAAGTTTGGCACATATGGACAATTTAGGAAGTTAGCAAATGAAGATGTTACGAAATTAGAAGAAGTAAAAAAAATAAAATACTCAATAGCACTAATGGAATTGTATTATCAAAGAGTAGAAAGCGATTATCAGATAAGATTAATGAAAATAAAAAGCAAAAAACATTGATTTTATGTTATAAAACATATAAATTTGAAGTATGGAAAATTTCGCACTAATTGGAGAATTAAAAGACTATGCAGAGACAAAGGGATGGGCTTTTTTATCTGGTAGCAATGCTTTTAGAAATTATGAATCGACCCGAAATAGTTACGCAAAAAACCAATTAATTTTAGGCGTTAATTTTACTGCACGACCTGAAATATCAAAAGGAGTTATCACTGAAATAAGATACCCTGGATTAATTTTTTTAGGACGTAAATTTGAATCCTCAACATTTTCAAAATTAGATGAAACATTTATTCAAAAATACAACAACAGGCTGAAAGATTTGATGGGATTGTTGAGCAACGCTGTAATAGATTTTGCGTGTATCAACGAATTAGATATAGAAGGGTTAGTTTTGGATTATGAGCTAAATCAATTTGATGCAAACCTGGATTTTGTTGGCGGAAATATAACATTCATACAATGATAAACGAATGGGCAAATAACAGAATAGCTGATTTTCGGAACAATTACGAAAGGATGGGATTAAAAGCGTCCGGAAATTGGGGGCGTGAATTGGAATTCAAAAAAGAAGAAACCCCCGATAAATTAAACATTAAATTTTACGCTCCGGCAT